ATCTCCATGATTGATCGATTGGCAGTAACGTCGCCCTCCAGGGGCTCGTTGTCCATGGCGTGCATGCAGGCCCAGGCCAGGTCGGCGTGGCCGGTGTCCTGGTTGCGGCCAGCGTCGAAGGTGGCCTGGCGCCCACTGGCCGTCATCACCCGTTTGATGGCCATGAAGGCCTGGGCCAGGTCGACCGCGCCGGCATCGAACTCGAGGCGCCCTTTGCTGATCACGCTCTTTGCCTTCAGCACCAGGCGCGTCTTGACCTCGACGCTGTACTGGTAGCCCTTCACCCCCGGGTAGAACTGCTTCACCAGCTGGTACACGCCCTGCCCCAGGCCCGTGGTGTCGATGCCAATGTGGGCTACGTTGAAGCGCTCGGTGATCTTGCGGATCACCTCGGCCTGGGCCTCGAAGTCCATGCCCTTGAACTGGTGCCGCTCCAGCACCCGGAACTTCCCCCCGGGCGCACTCGGCGGCGCCAATACCACACAGCCCGCCGTGTCGCCAGTGTGGCTGGGGTCATAGCCCACCCACACCGGCCGCCAACCATAGGGGCGCATGCTGAACGGTTTGACGTCATCCCAGGCCTCCCAGCTGTCCACCATGCAGCGCTGTAGCTCCGCCAAGGGGAACATGCTGAAGCTGTCGTCCAAGAAGCCGCACATCAGCAGGTTCTCGAACTCTTCGCTTGAGTACTCCAGCCGCAGCTCGTCGATGTCGAACAGGTTGCAGCCGCCGCGCATGGCGTCGACGATGGTGCAGATCTGCCGCCAGATCTTGTCCTCGCCCGTGAAGCCGCCGGCCAGCCGGTCGTGGCTCAGGTCCAGGCTGATCCGGTCTTCCTTGGCCTTCTTGCGGTTGAAGCGCGCCCCGCTCCACAGCGCATAGGCCTCATGCTGGATGCTCGACGGTGTGGAGAAATAGGTCTTCCTCCAATGCTTGTGCATGGCCATGGCCGACGCCACCTTGTTGAGCTCGTCGAACTTGCGCGTCCAGAAGCACTCGTCGAAGTAGAAGTTGCCGTGGTAGCCCTGGGCCGTGAGCGCATTGGTGCCCAGAAAGTACAGCGTGGCGCCATTGCTGAGCACGATGGGGTCGCCCGAAAGCTCAATGCCGCAGGCCTCCTTGGCGAAGGCGATGATGTACTGCTTGAAGATGTGCGCCTGGGCCTTGCTGGCCGACAGAAAGATCTGATTGCGGCCGGTGGCGATCGCGTCGGCAAGGGCCTCGCGGGCGAAGTACCAGGTGGCGCCGATCTGCCGGCTCTTGAGGATGAAGCGCGTGCGCGCCTCGCTGTTGCGAAACCACACCTTCTGGTACTCGAACAGCGAGTCTTTGAAGGCCTCCAGCAGCTGCTCATGCTGCTCTTCGCTGAAATGGTTGCGCTCAGGGCGCTTCTTGGGGCGGTCATTGCGCCGCTCGATCGCGGGGTTGAGATCGGCCTCTTTACCGGTCTCGCTGTACTTGTGCACCCGGGCCAAGCGCTCGATCTGGCGGCCCAGCAGGTCGATCTCCTTGAAGTCACCGCCGGTCTTGGCGTCCTTCATGACCAGCTGCACCAGACGGGTCTCCAGTGCGGCCTCTACGCGTTGAACGGGTTGCGCCTTGTCCCATTCCTCGGCATCTTTCCAGCCCTGCACCGTGCTGCGCGGCTCGTCCAGGTACTCGGCAATCGACGAGATCCGCCAGCCCTGCCAGTACAGATGGCGCGCGTTGCGGCGATTGTCCGCATCCACCCCCTGCGCGGGGGCTTTGCGCTCAAAGCGCTTGGGAACGATGACGGGTTCAGACATGCCGGCTAGCGTAGGCGCGGGGCCCACCCTGGGCACCCCTGCGGCAGGGCCTGGGCGCGTGTAGATGCGCGATCTACAGGCGCCATTCATTGAAGCTGCCGCGCCCCGGCGCGACGATGGCAGCGACCCCTCATCACCCCCGAACGCTGCAACACCGCATCCGAATCATGGCCCAAAAATCCAAGCTCTTCCGCGTCGCCACCGAAGGCGCCACCACCGATGGCCGCCAGATCCAGAAGGACTGGATCAAGCAAATGGCGGCCAATTTCGACCCCAAAAAGTACGGCGCCCGCGTGTGGCTGGAGCACATGCGCGGCCTCTATCCCGACAGCACATTTCGCGCCTATGGTGACGTGACGGCGCTTGAGGCCCGCACGGTCGAAGACGGCAAGCTGGCCCTGTTCGCCCAGATCGAGCCCCTGCCTGACCTGGTGGCCATGACCAAGGCCAAGCAAAAGATCTACACCTCCATCGAGGTGACCCCCAAATTTGCCGACACCGGCGAGGCCTACCTCACCGGCCTGGCCGTCACCGACAGCCCCGCCAGCCTGGGCACCGAGGTGTTGGCGTTTGCCGCGCAGAAGCCCGAAGCCAACCCGTTCGCCGCCCGCAAAAGCCACGCCGAGGCCCTGTTCAGCGAGGCCATCGAGGCCACGCTGGAGTTTGAAGACACCCCGGCCGACGACACCGGCCTGGTCGCCAAATTCGTCGCCTCGGTCAAAAGCGTGAGCGAGCTGTTCAACGGTAAGTCCAAAGGCGACGACGCCCGCTTTTCCGCCCTGCTGGACGCCCTGCAGCAGGCCGGCACCGCCGTCGCAGGCCAGGCCGAGAAGCACGCCGCCCTGCAGGCCGATCACGACAAGTTGGCCAAGGCCTTCGCCACCCTGCAGACCCAGCACAACGACCTGGTGGCCAAGCTCGGCACCACGCCTGAGCAACAGCACAGCCAGCGCCCACCTGCCACAGGCAACAGCGGCCGCGTCATGACCGACTACTGAGCCCTCAGCCTGCCCGCCCACACACCCACATCACCCGGAGCCCACCCATGCACAACCAAACCCGTGCGGCCTACGTTGAACTGCTGAGCCAGATCGGCCGCCTCAACAACGTGCCCAACGCCGCCGACCTGTTCACCGTCACGCCCAGCGTGCAGCAGAAGCTTGAAACCAAGATCCAGGAAAGCAGCGAGTTCTTGGGCCGCATCAACATCGTCGGCGTCACCGAAATGCAGGGTGACAAGCTGGGCCTGGGCATCTCGGGCCCCGTGGCCAGCCGCACCAACACGGCCGACAAAGACCGCAAGACCCGCGATCTCAGCACCCTGGACAGCCGCGGCTACCAGTGCGTGAAGACCAATTTCGACACCCACATCACCTACGCCAAGCTCGATGCCTGGGCCAAGTTCGCCGACTTCCAGACCCGGGTGCGTGACCTCATCGTCAAGCGCCAGGCCCTGGATCGCATGGTCATCGGCTGGCACGGCGTGGCCGCTGCGGCCGATACCGACCTCGACAAGAACCCCCTGCTGCAAGACGTCAACAAGGGCTGGCTGCACCACCTGCGCAACGATGCGCCGGCCCGCGTCATGGCCAAGGGCAAGGCGGGCGGCCTCATCAAGATCGGCGACGGCAAGGCCAACGACTACCAGAACCTCGACGCCGCCGTGTTCGATGCCATCCAGTTGCTCGACCCCTGGTACCAGACCGACCCCAGTCTGGTCGTGCTGCTGGGCCGCAACCTGCTCAGCGACAAGTATTTCCCGCTGGTCAACGTCACCCAGGCTCCCAGCGAGACCCTGGCCGCCGACATCGTCATCAGTCAGAAACGCGTGGGCGGCCTGCCTGCGGCCACCGTGCCGTATTTCCCCGACAACGCCATGCTGATCACCAGCTACAGCAACCTCAGCATCTACTACCAGGACGGCGCCCGGCGCCGCCGCCTGGAAGACAACCCCAAGCGCGACCGCATCGAGAACTACGAGTCGTCGAACGACGCCTACGTGGTCGAGGACTACGGCCTGGCCGCCCTGGTCGAGAATCTGCAGATCCAGGCGCCGCAAGAAGAGGCACCGCAGAAGGCTGAAGGCCAATGACCAGCCCTGCCCGCCGCCACCAGCAACGCGTGCTCGCCGAACTGGCCGCCAAGGCTGCCCCCGAGGGCGGCCAGGTGGCGGGCAGCGCCTACGAACTCATGCTGGCCCAGCTCTACGAGCACCGCCGCACCCTCAAGGGCATCCAGTCGGTGGAGCGCAAGATCGAAGCCAAGCGCACCATGGTGGGCGATTTCGAGGCCTGGATCGATGGCGCCCTGGCCGGCGGCCAGGGTGGCAACGACCTGGTGCTCACCAGCGTCATGGTCTGGCACCTGGACGTGGGCAACTGGGCCCGAGCCCTGCAGATCGCTGAGTACGTGCTGCGACACGGCCTGCCCCTGCCCGACCAGTACAACCGCGACACCGCCACCCTGCTGATCGACGAAACCAGCACCGCCGCCCTGGCCGGCCACCTTGTGGGCGCCGATGCCCTGGTGGTACTGGCCCGCGTCGACCAGTTGACCGCCGAGCGCGACGCCCCCGACCAGGCCCGCGCCAAGTTGCACAAAGCCATCGGCTACGCCCTGATGGGCAAGACACCCACCACCGAGCCCGACATCACCACGCTGGACATCGCCCTGGCCCGCCGCGCCATGGACCAGTTGCAACGCGCCCACCAGCTGTTCGGCCAGGTGGGCGTCAAAAAAGACATGGAGCGCCTGGAGCGCAGGCTGAAGGCCTCGCCCGGCCCCGACTGAGCGTACCCCGCACCCTGGCGGCTCGGGGTGCCGATGGAGTGAGCCTTGGCCCACCCCTGACGCACCCCGACCACCGCCACCTATTTCTGAATGCCCACCATGAGCTTTCTGGCCACCGCATCCCCACCCACGCCCACCAACGAGCCCGCGATCGAGAACGATCCGTGGTTCCCGGAGATCGACCTGGACGCGCTGCGCAGCGCCTGCCGGCTCGATGGCACGGTCACCGTGGCCCGGCTGCGCGAGGCCGCCACAGCGGCCATGCTGAGCGTCAACCGAGAGCTGGCCGCGTTCAAGCTGGGGCACATCGCCTGTGGCCGCAGCGCGCTGGCCGACATCCCGGCTGACCAGGTCGGCCGATCCAGCGTGCTGGTGCTGCACTACCGCCGCGCCATTTACAGCGCCGTGCAGGCCGACCTGATCGAGGAGTACCGCGACCACGACACCACCGGCAAGGGCGACAAGCACGCCGATGCCCTGGAGCCCCGCGCCGATACCCACCGCCGCGGGATGCGGTGGGCCATCAGCGACCTGCTGGGCCTGCCCCGCACCACGGTGGACCTCATCTGATGGCCCACACCCTGCAGGTGATGGCCCACGACGGCGATACCGTCGACCAACTGTGCTGGCGGCACCTGGGCCGCACGGCAGGGGTCACCGAGGCCACCCTGGCCAACAACCCCGGCCTGGCCGCACAGGGCCCGCGCCTGCGCGCCGGCACCCTGGTCGCCCTGGCCCTGCCCGATGCCAGCAACCAGCCCACCCAACCCACCGTGCACCTGTGGGATTGACCGCCCCCATATAGGACCTGCCCATGCCCGACATGCCCCCCACCATTCCTGAAAAAAAGCGCCCCATTTTTGAGCCCACCATCAACCTGGGCCACGTGCTCACGTTCATCGGTTTCATCGGCATGGGGTTTGGCGCCTACAGCAACCTCGAAAAACGCATCACCCTGCTGGAGCACCAGGCCCTGGCGTTTGCGCACAGCACCACCGATCAGGAACGCCGCCTCGCCGACAGCATGCGCGAGATGAAAGCCGACCTGAAAGAGGTGCGCCGCAGCATCGACGACATCAACCGCAACATTTCCAGAGGCCGCTGATGGACACCCCAAAGCCCCCACCCCGCATCACCCTGCCCCGCCTGCGCGCCCTGTGCAACCTCGACGCCTGGCTGCTCATCAGCCTGGGCCTGCTGCTGTTCGGCGCCCATGCCCCATTGCGTGCTGATGGCCCGCTCAATCTCCCCCTGCTGGCCACCATGCTGCAACTGGCCGCGTTCATGTTCACCGTGGCCGGGCTGCAGGTGCTGCTCAGCCTGCTGGTGTGGCCCCAGCTCAACGTGCGCGAGCTGCTGCAGCACGCAGTGCAGGCCAGCGACCTCAGCGCCGCCATCGTGCTGCTGGGCCTGCTGCTGTTCAACGGCCTGAGCATGATCGCCTTCGTGCTGTGGCTCGGTGCCACCTATGGCAACGCCATGGGCCTGGGCCCGGTCTCGGGGGGCACGGGGTGATCCCGCCCCAGGCCCCGGCCGTGCTGGCCCTGCTGCTGGCCTTGCTGCCCCGCTACTGGCCCGGCATGCCCCTGCCCTCGTTCCTGGCCGCCCAGATCGAGCAAGAGACCTGCCCCAGCCCCCAGCACCGCATGTGCTTCAGCGAGCGCGCCGAGCTGCGCACCGCCCGCGAGTACGGCTTTGGCCTGGGCCAACTCACCATCACCTCTCGGTTCAATGTGTTCGAAGAGGTCAAACGCATGCACCCCGACCTGGCCAACTGGCCCTTCGACGACCGCTTCGACCGCCGCCGCCAACTGATCGCCCTGCTGGTCAAAGACCGCGCCCACTACCGCAGCTGCAGCACCCTGATGGCTGACCCCCTGGCCACCCTCGCCTGCACCGCCGCCCAGTACAACGGGGGCGCCGGCGGCTTTCTGGCCGACCAGCGCCTGTGCAGCAACACATCGGGCTGCGACCCCCGCCAATGGTTCGGCCACATCGAGCACACCAGCACCAAGGCCAAACAGCCCGTGTCGGGCTATGGCCAGAGCTTCTTCCAGATCAACCGCGAGTACGTGCGCAACGTGATGCAGGTGCGCCGGGCGAAGTACTCCCCCCTGATGGACGCCCCATGAACGACTTCAAACAGAACGCCCTCGCCCTGGCCCTGCGCGCCGTTTTGGTCATCGGTCTGAGCGCGCTGACCTACCAGATCGGCTACCACCGCGGCGAGTTCGACGCCCAGACCGAGGCCATGGCCCGTGAATCGAAACTCAACACCCAGCACACCGAGGCCCTGCGCCAGGCCATCGAACGTGAACGAGCCACCGAGCGCCAACTGGGCGCCGACCTGGCCGACCTGCAAACCCGCCACAACCAGGACGCCTCCTATGCAAAACAGATTCGCGAGCGCACTGCTGCTGCCGTGCGCTCTGGCGCTGTGCGCCTGTCAATCTCCGCCCTCAATTGCACTGCGGACCCTGGAGCCCTCCAGAGCCCAGGTGCCGGACCTGCCCCCGGAGATCGGCACCAAACGCGTGCCCAACTTGCGCCTGAGACTGGACTTGCTCTTACAGCCATCGGCGACGACGGCGACGACGCCATCCGCCAGCTCAACGCCTGCATCGACGCCTACAACGCAGTGAAGACCCGGCTCAACACCCGCCCCCAGGAGACCCCGCTTGCTCAAGCCCAGTAGCCTGCGCGCCCACCTCGAAAAGGCCGTGCCCGAGCTGGCCCGCGACCCCGAGCGCCTGGTGCTGCTCGCCCGCGCCGGCCAGCTGTGCAGCACCGGCACCGGCTCGCTCAGCTTTGAGTACCGCTACACCCTGCAGGTCGTGGTGCTCGACTACGCCGGCCATGCAGACGCCCTCACCGTGCCCCTGCTGGCCTGGCTGGCCGTGCACCAGCCCGAACTGCTGGACCACCCCGAAAAGCGCGAAAAGGCCATCCGCTTCGAGGTTGAATACCTCAATGCCCACACCGTTGACCTGTCGCTTGAGGTCGACCTGACCGAGCGCGTGCTCGTCAAACCGCGGCCCGACCAGCCCGCCGCCGGGCCGCCCCAAGACGGGCTGGCCCCCCACGGGGGGCAGCGAGCACACGAAGTGAGCGAGCGTGGGGGCCTGCGTGGCGGTGCCTACGACATCCGCCACGTGGGCGAGCCAGCCCACCCCGCCTGGCCACAGCAGCGCGAGGAGTGGCGCCTGTACCTGCACGACCAACTGCTGGCCGAGTGGACGCAAGACCCCCGCCCCGTGCTCTGACCGCGGCTACGCCATGAGTGACCTGAAAGCCCTGGAAGACTGGGTCGCCCCCCTGATCGAGCGCCTGAGCGATCGCGAGCGCCGCCAGCTGGCCGCCACCATCGCCCGCGACCTGCGCCGCCAGCAGGTGGCCAACATCCGCGCCCAGCGCAACCCCGACGGCAGCGCCTGGGAGCCCCGCAAGCAACCCACCCGCAACCAGCGCGGCCAGATCCGCAGCAAGGCCCAGGCCCGCAAAGCGGGCATGGACATGTTCGCCAAGCTGCGCACCCCCGCCAAACTCAAAGCCCGGGGCACCCCCACCGAGGCCGTGGTCGGCTTTGTGGGCATGGCCCAGCGCATTGCGCGCGTGCATCAATTTGGGTTGGAGGATCAGGTCAGCCCGGGCGGGCCGATGTACCGTTACCCGGCGCGGGAGCTGCTGGGGGTGACTGATGGGCAGGTGGAGCGGGTGCGGGATCTGCTGGTGCAGCACTTGGCGTCGAATATCGAAGGCAAATGAACGAGTAATGCATCACCCCCATTTGATACACGCCAACATAAATTCACTGAGTTGTCATTTTTTGGGTGTCAGGCCTTTTAAACTCACTTGTTTACATAAATTTACAAGGGAGTGACATGAAGCGTCTTTTGATTCTGGCTGCAGCCGCCGTCTTGACCGCATGCGGAGGCGGGGGGAGCAGCACAGAAACCTCGAGCCCAGCCGACACCTACAACACAGAGGTGGCACTTGCATCTGATGCACCTGTCAATAACCTCGATCTGGCGGTGAATGCAAACTACACCACGGCAACCCCATCCACCCAATGTGGCTATGGAGTTCCGTCGAAAACGTTCACTGGCACAGTCACCTCTGTGCACGATGGCGACACGATTACAGTCAACGGCACGAGCGTTCGACTGGATGCGATTGATGCACCTGAGTTGGCCCAGTCTTACGGAACACAATCGCGCGACAACCTGGCAAGCCTTTTGAATGGCAAAGTCGTAACCGTCTATTCCGCCAAGATCGACAAGTACGGCCGTACTGTTGGCGCAGTTTTCACCACCGACTGCGTTTACGCCAACCTGCGACAGGTGCAGACTGGCTCGGCTTGGTATTACAAGCAATACCAATGCGAACAGTCGGCAGCCATGCGCGACGTTTTTGCAGCTGCACAGACGGCAGCCCAAGAGGCCGGCCTGGGCCTTTGGGCTTCGACCGCCACAGCACCTTGGGTTTATCGCAATGGGGTAGATCCAACGCCGCCGTCGTGCTCAACTAGCCAACCCAATTGGGCAAGCTCCTCCTCCAACTCGGGGAGTGGCAGCAGCAGTGGGGGGGCGGGCTCTTCTGGTTCGGGCTCGAGTGGAACTGCGAGTGGCTGCAAATTGGTCTGGGTCAACTCGTATGTCCGAAAAGATGGCACCCGCGTTCGAGGGTACTACCAGACTCGTTGCTACTGATCCGAGATATAGCGGCGTCACGCTACTAAAGCGTGACGCCAGCGCAGGCTCAAATCAAGGGCAAGCTTTTGCTGACCTTTAAATCAACTAGACGGTCAATTTCAGCCCAGAGAGTCTGTCTAACCACTTGGTGCAACGTAAGACGATGGCCATGAGCAGCGTCCAGATTGCTCCTGTCCAACTTGCCGTGCAACAAATCCCCCCTGACCTTGTAGAGAGCTTTCAACTCCTGGGCTCTCTGTGCTCTGTCTGTAAAAGTGGTCCCCACAAGGTAGGCATACCTCTCTGCCAATCGCGCCGAAACTTGACCTGAATTTTCAGCCGTCAGTGGGTCCGTAAGCAAAGATTCCAAGGCTACAAAAGACTGAACCATCGCAACGCTCACATCGTCAGCTAGCGTCGCTTCAAAAGCCCACTGGATTGCTCGCCGGATCTGGACAAGATCGGGATCATCGTCCGGTCTGGACAACAATGCTCCGATTTTTGCTATCACGTCGAAATGCCTCTCATATGGCGTCGCTGGGGCGCCCATATCTAGCAAGCCCCTTGGTGTATTTGGGCGCAGCGACAGTGCACAGAGATGGTTATAGAGAGGCTTTCTCTCAGCCAGAATTGGGAATGGGCCAACACCATTTTTTTGATCAACGAAGATCGACAAAGGTGGACTAGATCCGAACTCCAGCGGTGTTAGGCCAGGCATAAGACGCACCAAGCCTAGTAAATCAGCATAGGTCAAGAATTCCCTGAGTTTTGCTAAGACAACGACCGGCAAAGAGTGCCCCGAAGAAAAATGATAGTACCCAGACAATTGCATTTTCAAAACGGTCATTTCGGCACCCATGCCGAGCCCTGGGAAGTAGGTCTCGGAAGTCAACCCCAACAACAATCTAGGATATTTTTCTAACGATATGTAATCACAAATCTCAATCTCTTCATCAGGCAATGGCAGTGATGGCATTGGAATCAGAACCTCATACTTTTTGATGCCCTCATCAATAAGTTGATGTACAGCCTGAACGTAGATCTCACGAAATTTCTCAGGATGCAAGGCTGCAGACGCTTTTTCGTCATCCTGCGTAATTTCAACTTGAGCTTTACTCACAGCCTGTTGAAAGATACTTAGCAGATCTGCATCCAGATAATTCTGCCAAATCTCCATTTCCCTGATCTGAGGAATCACATCACCGCAGGCTACTCCGACAGCCAAATAGATCTCAAACTCGTGACGATTTAAGTCTGCGTCTTTGAGCAGGCGCAAGATTAAGCTGTTGACCTCCTGCTTTGACGGTGCTTTTTTTGACTTTGCTTGTTTCGAATTTTTTCCACTCATGGCCCCCCCTTAAGACAGCGACTGAATGCGCTTTGATGGACCAATGGCACGGTACCAATCTCATACTTTACGCACCACCTTGAGTGTAAATGGACCCTTTACAGCCTGAACAACGTGCAATGACCCCGAGTGACATCCACCATCCCCCAGGTGGACAAACCCCTCACCCAACCCGAATCCCCCTACGAGCTCAATCGCCGGATTGAGAACATCGTGCGCCTGGGCGTCATCGCCCAGGTACGCCTCGGCCAGCCCGCGCGCTGCCGGGTGCGCACCGGCGGCTTGCTGAGCAACTGGGTACCGTTTTTCTCGCTGCGCGCCGGTGGCTCCGCCGGCCGCACCTGGTGGCCGCCGGTGGTGGGTGAGCAGTGCGTGCTGCTGTGCCCCGGTGGCGATCTGCTGCAGGGCGTGGCGCTGGTCGGCCTGTTCAGCGACAGCATGCCCCAGGGCAGCGCCGAGCCTGGCGTGTACCTGCAGGAGTGGAGCGACACCGACTCGGTGCGCTGGGCCGATGGCGAGCTGACCATCAGCTGCGCCACCGCCATCACCCTGCAGGTGGGCAACCGGCGCCTGCGCATCACGGCCGACGACATCGTGGCCACGCCCGATCTGCATGCCAGCGGCATCAGCCTGGTGGAGCACACCCACGGCGGCGTGCGCCCTGGCCCCAGCAGCACAGGGCGGCCCCAATGAACCGACACACCGGCACCGCCATCGCCGGCCTGGCCCACCTGCGCCAGTCGGTGACCGACATCCTGACCACCGCCATCGGCAGCCGGGTGATGCGCCGCGAGTACGGCTCGCTGCTGCCCGAGCTGATTGACCACCCCGACAACCCCGCCACCCAGGTGCGCCTTTTTGCCGCGATTGCCGGCGCCCTGATGCGCTGGGAGCCCCGGCTGCGCCTGCAGCAGCTGCACTACACCCGCACCCAGCCCGGGCAGGTCACGATCACCCTCGATGGCCTGTACACCGAGCCCGCCCTGCAGCGCCCGCAACCCCTGAACCTGAGCCTTGCGCTGGACCTGCCCCAGCGCGCCGGGGGTGCCGCATGAACCCGCAGGATCTGGCCCAGGACCTCAGCACCCTGCCCGCCCCCACCGTGGTCGAGCCCCTGTCGTTCGAGGCCATTCTGGCGGCCGAGCGGGCCGACCTGCTGCAGCGCTACCCGGCCGCAGCCGATGTGATCGACCTGGAGAGCGAGCCCCTGCAAAAACTGCTGCAGGCCCACGCCTACCGCGAGCTGCTGTTTCGCCAGCGCGTGAACGAGGCCGCCCGGGCCCACCTGCTGGCGTTTGCCACGGGGGCCGACCTGGACCACAAAGGGGCGTTCTACGGTTTGCCACGGCAGCCTGACGAGGCCGACGACAGGTACCGCCGCCGCATCTCGCTGCGCATCCGCGCCCTGGCTGGCAACGGCACCCGCGAGCACTACGAGCTGCTGGCCCTCACGGCCACCCCCAACGTGCGCGATGCCCTGGCCACCTCACCCCGCCCGGGCCGTGTGCGCGTGCTGCTGTGGCTCAACGACCCGGCCCAGGCCGATGCAAGTGCCGGGCAGGTGATGGCCCTGCTCAATGCCGAGCCCAACCGCCCCCTGGGGGTGCCGGTCGAGGTAGCCGTGGCCCAGCCGCGCGCGATCGACATCACCGCCCGCATCTGGCGCGAGGCCCAGGCCCCCGCCAACCTGGTGGCCCAGCTGGGCACCAGCCTGGGCCAGGCCCTGGCCCGCTATGCGCGGCTAGGCCGCGAGGTGCCGAGATCGTGGATCACCACCCAGCTGCACGCCCCCGGTGTGGCGGCCGTGCGCTACCCCGACCCGGCACGCCCTGCAGAAACCACCCCCCTGGCCAGCGACGAATACCCTGTGCTCGGCCAGCTGGACCTGCGCGACGAGGGGGTCAGCCCATGACCCGCCTGCCCGCCACCGTGCTGCCGCCATCGTCCACCGCCCTGGAGCGCGCGGTCGACCAGGCCATGCCCGCCTGGGATGGCCTGGCCGAGGCCATCGCCCCCAGAGGCCCCGGCCTGCTGGATGCAGACCCACAGGCCCTGCACCCCTGGCTGGCGGCAGAGTGGGGCCTGACCGAATTTGCGCGCGATTTCGACACTCTGGCCGACCTGCTGCAGGCCGGCCAACCCTGGCTGCTGGAGCGAGGCAGCGCAGCAGCTGTGCGCCGCGTCATGACCTGGCTGGGGTTTGAGGGCGTCCAGATCGAGGAGGATGGCCCTTACCTGCACATCGACCCGGGCCGCGCCGCCAGCCCTGCCGAGCTGCGCAACATCGCCCGCCTGGTGCGCTCCAGCATTCCGGCCCACATCCGGTTCTACCGGGTGTTCCATGGGTACGACCTGCGCCCCATCACGCTCGACGGTGGCCAGCCCCTGGACATGGGCCTGCTCGACAACGATTCAGGGGTCTGGGTCAGCACCGACACCGGGCTGGACCTCAAGGCCAGTTTTTCCGCGTTGCAGACCGGCCAAGCCACGGCATGGCGCCAGGGAGCCATCGAGGCCACAGCCACCCATCTGCACGCCCTCACGCTGCCCCGCGCCGACCGGGTAGAGCTGGACTCATGGCGGCTCGACAGCTACGTGGTGGTCGACGCCTACAGCGGGGTCGGTGCCATGTTCACGGGCACCTGCAACGCCCCTGCGCCAGGTGCGCCCGAATGCGCACGCGGCACCTACGACCTCGTCTGCGTGCCATGGCCAGCCCAGGACGCGCTCAGCCAGCGCACCGACACCCATGCCACCGCACTCGCCAGCCCGCTGCCCTCGCCACGCCGTTGGACCGGCCCCTGGGACGCCCAGCCCTGGCGGCCCGTGATCGACACCCACCACACACAGGACTGAACCCCCACCATGGCAACCCTCCAAGAATCCGGCCGCATCGCCCTGGCCATTGCCGTCGCCAGCCAGCCCATCCACCTGGCCTGGGGCCGTGGCTCGCCCGCCTGGGACGATGCCCCCCAGCCCGAGGGCAGCACCCACAACACCCTGGTCGACGAAATCGGGCGCCGCACGGCCACCCAGGTCGGCTACTGCCGCCCCGACCCTGCCGGCGAGATCGAGCTGGCCACCGGCCGCTACACCCTGTCGGCTGAGCCCAGCACCCTGGTGTACGTGAAATTTGTATTCGCCTTTGCCGAGGCCGCCGGCGAGACCATCCGCGAGCAGGGCATCTTTTTGGGCACCCAGCCTAAGCCCGGCCTGCCTGCCGGGCAGCGCTACTACCTGCCCGCCGACCTGGCCCAGCCGGGCCGCCTGTACGCGCTGGAGCGAGTGCCAGCCTTTCTTCGCAATGGCGCCACCCGCCAGATGTTCGAGTACGTCCTGCCCTTCTGACCATGACCATCTACAACCGATTCGACCCGGCCAAGCGCTACAACCGCGTGCTCTACAACGCCGATCGCGTGCTGCAGTCGGCCGAGCTCAATGACGCCCAAGACGCCCTGATCCACCGCCTCAAATCGGTAGCCGATGTGCTGTTCAAGGACGGCGGCATCGTGCGTGACGCTGGCATTGTGGTGAACCCCCACACCGGCACCACCCTGTGCGAGGCCGGCACCCTCTACATCGACGGTGCTGTGCGCCCCGTGCCCGCCGGCCAGCTGCAGATCAGCACCGTGGGCATCGTCAATGTGGGCGTGTACCTGCAGGTGGTGCTGGTGACCGAAGAGCAAGACCCCACCTTGCACAACCCCGCCGTGGGCACCCGCGGCTATGGCGAACCCGGCGCCTGGCGCGAGCAGATCAACCTGGCCTGGGGCTTCAAGGACGACGGCCAGGCCGGCACCTTCTACCCCATCTGGGTGGTGGAAGACGGCGCCGTGCGGGCCCGCGAGGCCCCGCCCAACCTCGACGCCATCACCCAGGCCTTGCAACGCTACGACCTTGACAGCGCCGGTGGCTCCTACGTGGTGCGCGGCCTGGAGGTGGTGATGGGCGCCGACCTGCCCACCGGCCAGCAGGTTTACACCCTGGCCGAGGGCGCTGCCCGCATCAGCGGCCGGGGGCTGGAGCTACCCGCCTCGCGCCGCGTGGTGTACGACGCCTCGCCCGAGCTGCTGGCCATTGACGACGAGCCCCATGCTTCAACCACCGAGGGCCTGCAGCAAATTGCCTTCGATCGCACCCCGGCCGTGGGCGTGCCCACGGTGCGCATCACCGTGCGCAGCACCCAAGAGGTGGTGCACGGCGGCTTCAGCGGCGCGGCCGACCCTCTGCCCGACACCAGCGTGCTGCTGGTCGAATCCGTGCGCCAAGGGGCCACCGACTACGCCCGCGACGTGAGCTGGAAGCTCACCGCCGGCCAGATCGACTGGAGCCCGGCAGGGGCCGAGCCCAACCCAGGCAGCACCTACCAGGTCACCTACCAGCACATCATCACCGCCGAGGTGCGCAACCTCGACAGCACGGGCTTTGACGTGGCGGGCGCTCTGCCCGGCTCGCTGATCCTGGTCAGCTACCGCCAGGCACTGCGCCGGTACGACAGGCTGTGCATGGATGCCGAGGGCAACATCACCTGGATTCGGGGCGTGCCCTCCGAGTGGAACCCGGTGGCCCCCACCGTGCCGCAAAACACCCTCAGCCTGGCCACCGTGTACCAGAGCTGGGACCAGCGCCGCCGCCTGGACCAAGACGCCGTGCGCATGGTGCCCATGCAAGACATTGCCGGCTACCGGCAGTTGCTGCGCCGCCTGTTTGAAGACCAGGCCGAGCTGCGCCTGGCGCTGGACATCTCGGGCCGCCACAGTGGCATCAAGAAGGGCTTGTTTGCCGACCCATTCCTGAACGACAGCATGCGCGATGCGGGCTTGCCTCAGACCGCCGCCATCGCAGGCGGGGCCCTGCGCCTGCCGGTGATCGTCACTGTGCACCAGCTGGGCTTGGACATCACCACTCGCCAGGCCATCGCCCACGGCCACCGCGCCGTGCTGGCCCAGCCCATGCGCACCGGCCAGATGCTGGTCAACCCCTACGCCGCGTTTGACCCACTGCCCACCGACCTGGTGCTGCAGCCCGCGGTGGACCGCTGGACCGACGTGCAGACCCAATGGGCCAAGCCCCTGGACAGGCACTTTTACCCCAACGGTTTTGGCACCACCCTGAGTTCGGTGCGTAACGACATCGAGACCCTGCAGGAGACCTCCAGCCAGCTGGAGTTCCTGCGCCCCATTGAAGTGCTGTTTGAGAGCCATTTCGGCCCCGGGGAAACCGTGGCCAGCATGAGCTTTGACGGCATCGCCCTGCAACCCACTGCACACGACGGAGGGCCCCTGGCTGCCGACGCCCAGGGCCTGCTGCGCGGCAAATTCACCGTGCCTGCCAACGTACCAGCTGGCACCAAGAGCGTGACGATCGCAGGCTCGGGGGGCA